GCAAAGCTACCGCTGAATAAGGTGCCGAATACATTCCAGTTAGGAGCATACGCAATTTTAGTGTCACTACGAAGGGGTAGTAGTCCCTCCGTAGCAATCGCAGGTACATAATGAGTGTTGGCATTGCCAGCAACCCACAGTGTTCCAGAAACGATGTATGGAGCATCCAGTCTGTATCTGGATCCGCCGAACTCGAATACTGTACCAGAACCAACCCAAGTCTTGATAACAGACCAGGTGGTAAGTGAATGGAAATGGGTGCGACCCATTGCCTGAATATTTGACGTGACTGTAATTTCGCCCCAGTCATCCGTGGCGTATGCTTCTACTTCTGTAATAGATCCATAGTCGAGTTGGTTCAGGGGACCGCCTGACTCCACCAAATCAACTATTTGATCATCTTTGTAATCTTGTATTACTTTGGTTGCGTGGTCTGCAATTACCCAGTATGCACGACCTAAAGCACCAAAATCTAGATATAAAAACTGCTCCTCGATAGCTGATGTATAGCTGTACGAAATTAACCCCAGTGCCTTCACAGCAACAAACTGGGGCATTCTTCCAGTACCAGCGTAGGAGAATACCATATACTACAGCCAAGTTAAAAAAATAGGGGGATCGCCAGATAAGCAATCCCCCCATGATGTAAAACTCAATTTCAGAATATCAGTCGAGGCTGACGTTCAAGGTGACTTTGATTTGGTCACCAGCGTTTTGAATCGCGTATGGACCATTGGTGAATCTTTCAGCGAAGAAGATTGCGCTGTAAAGAGTTAGATCACCAGTGCCATCTAGTGCCTTGGTTGTAGTGAAGGTGTTAGCATCGAGTACATCGAATACGGTGTAGGTGCCAGGAGTTGTGGTGGTGTTACCAGTGCCCTGGTCGATGTAGATTGCATCGCCCTTAACAAGACCGTGACCAGTTGCGGTTACCTTACTGAAGTCAAACTCAACCTCGTCATTGTTGTTAGAAGGCTGAATGTTGTCGATCAGTACGTTGTTCAGGTAGACAGTAACTTGTCCCTGCAGTACCGAACCAGCGTCGTCATAGGTCTCGTGATCGATACCAGTGATGATGGTTGCAGCGTCGATGCCGTTAGGAGCACCACCGACAACACCAGCAGTACCAGTCTGGGAGACTGCCATGCCGACTGTTAGATCTTCACCGACTTCTGCTTGGAATACACCGTTACCAGTAGCAGCACCAGTGAGTGCCTTGTCTAGATAAACAGTGGTTCCTGCGATACCAGCGATTCTTGCACCAGCAGCAACGCCAGTACCAGTTAGTCTCTGACCAACTGCAAGACCCGAAGTAGCGCCAACGGTTACGGAGAACTCACCAGAAGTACCAGAGATGGTGGTGGTGTTAGCAACAGCAGCAAGAACGATGTAGTCATTGCCGATAGTACCACGAACACCAGTCTTACTGATAGTTGTTCCAGCGGATGCAGCACCTGCATCTAGTACACCATGAATGGTGGTAGGCATGTTGTTGGCACGAACAAGCATGTAACCATAAACGTCACCAGCAGCACCAGTGAAGGTGAAGGTTTGCTCTGGATAAGAAGCGGTCGTTCTGCCAGCACCAAAATCTAGGTTTTGGTTGGAGAATGTACCAGTGTTCTTGACGCTTAAGAGGAGAGTTAGACCGTCGATGTCAACGACATATGCACCAGTACCAACGTCGCCGCCAGTTACATAGTCGCCTTTTTTAATACCAGTGTTAGCAGCAACAGTGATGGTATACTCGTCTTGAGTACCGCTACCTTGGACTGCAGCAACTGCAGCAGTTTGTAGGGTTTCGATTGTCCAGCGGTTGCCGTTTAGCAGAATTCCATACTGGTTAGCATAGTTCTGATTAGTTCTGTTATTTTCAACTTGGTGGTATCCAGTTACAGGTGCAGAACCATAACCCAACGTATTGTTGTTGGTGTAGGGCTCATAGTATCTGGTTTGGGAAGGCGTATCACTTTCAGCAGGATACGTATTTGTCGTGAACAACTTTAGAATTAAATTTCTAGGAATCTCCTGATTGTAATTCAGCAGATTACGTAGAGAATCAATTTCACCGTTGTCGGTTACTAGCAGTGCCATGTAAACTCTCCGTGTTTATCTCTCGGTGTAAATTTATTTATATCGTTACTATTTATAGTTTCAGTTTTAATGAGACCATGCATCGCGAAATGTCGATCGAGTAATTCACCTTAAACTGAAAAATGTCTCCTGCGTTCACCGTAGTGTTCCAGGTAGACAGACTGTCGTCTTTGTTTTTTCTAGCAGTAAATCTATTTATGGATCCCAAGGTAGGACGTTCAGTGCCACAAATAGACTGGAAGTTAGGGAAATCAGCAAAACTGCACTTCTCAATATCAACTTCAATATTGCCCTCGCTATCGGCAAGGATAGTCCAAGACTCGATAACTCCAGTGACATCAACAGTCATAGTTCCTTTCGGACCATTCCCCATAGGGAAAGAACCACTGTCTATGACATAGTTAAGGGTTCTGGTTAGATCTGCTGTAGTAGCATATGCTATTCCAAAGAATTCTACACCAGCGGTTGGTGGTGTACTAAAAACAATCTGGTCATTAGATACAATATAATCAACTCCTGGCGATAAAACAACATCGCCAACAGAAATCATTATTTGTTCTTCGTTGAGTGGAGTGTATGACTCTCCATTAACAATCAGATTGAATGTGTCTTGTGTTCCATCAAATTGTGATGCCAGTGATTCAATCAGAAGATTTGAATTCTGTACTGACTTCGATGGGATCTGGTAGTTTACGTCAAGTTTATGTTGTGCTGGCAATTGCTTACCAACACGATATGCATTATTACCAACCCTGACGTTATACTGTGCCATCAGGAAACTCCAGGACTTACTTCTGCGTTCCCCATAATGACTCTAGTCTTGTAACCGTTAGGATCTGTAAGAACAATATCGTAGACATATCTCCTACGATCTAACGCCAGGGTTTCGGTGTCTGTTAGTACCAGAGCAATTTCCCCTGTGGTTCTGTTTACAAAATCTAGAGTGAATGGGACTGAAGTGGTTGCAGAATAACTCTTCTTCATCGATGCAGCACCAGTGTACCCCGACATGTTTAGTGGAGTGCCATCTTTATTTGTGATGAAAAAGGTGACGGCAAAGTCTGCTCCTTTATCAATCAGTATGTTGACTGGTATCGCTGCCATCGGTATCCTTTTCTAGTAGGTTAAGTGCTTCCAAACCGCCTTCTAGTTTAGTGCGATATTCACGCAACTTGACGAGTTCTTCTTCACCTCTTCTGATCTTCAGATCATAGTCTGCAAACTGCTTTTCAAATTCAGCTCGCAACTTTGCGTTGTCCATATGGAATATAACAAGTATCTATATTTAGACGTTCAATTCTGGGTAGGTTGTGGTGCTTCTTCCGATTGAATTTGGTGTTCTAGGATATGTTGCTCCCTCAACTGGTCTTCTACCTTTAAGTTTTAATTTATGACCAGAGAAATCTGGTTCATCAAAGAATGCTCGGAGTCCAGGTGTTCCTGCTGCCTCTGTATATGTGTAACCACCGTTTCCACCGCCACCACCAATGTAGCAGTTACCAAAAGAGATTGCGTTGGATAAAGATGCACCACCAGCACTAGGAACATTAGTCCAAGAGAAACTAGTTCCACCTGAAGGAATACTACGAACTACATTCTTTGCTGACCTAACCAATAATTGCTTGGTTACACTTGGGTTTGGCCAAGATCCGTTGTAATGCTTATATTTCTCCATCAGGCAGGCAATTTTTCCTACAACAGTTGGTGTTGCACAACTTGTCCCAGAGAACATACCCCACTTATAAGATCCATACGTTGAACTTTGATATGAACTATAAGTATTTGCTCCAAGTCCTGTAACAGTAATACCAGGTCCACGGTTTGAATATCCATCCCAACCAGGCATTGCTTCCGAGTTGTATCCTGCTGCTACATCAATATTGTTATTAGTTCCATGGGGACCATATGGTATGTGAGGATACCAAGTAGTTGTGCTAGATGTAGAAGCACTATTGTCATTCCCATAACTGATGAATGTAATATCATATGGCGTTGCTGCATCTACAGTGACATACACATCTTGAGCATCATCTCTCTTCGCGTATGTTCCTCCATTATTACCAGCAGCATTGACACATATGATACCACTATTCCAAGCGGTTTCTAATGCAGTGTGCAGAGAACTATATGAACTCTGGTTAGGCATCACGACACACCATCTGGTGCCGTTAGTTGCATCGTAGACTTTGAATGGAATAATATTTGCCTTCACAAATTCCGACAAATCAGATCCCCAAGAACCACCACCAGGTCTATTGACAGTTCCATTTGGAGTGACAATCTTATCAACATAATCTACTGGAATTGCACGTTTCCTGTCTTGCAGATACTGATATTCTGCAATCATGATAGTGGGGTTTTTCTCTCCAGTTTCTGGATTAGATGGTTTGGCGTTGTGCCAATCAATCAATGCCTGAATACACTCTGTTGGACTGTCGCCAGTAACTAGGTACATTGCATAGAGATTTGCTTTCTTTGCAAATCCACAAATAGTACCACCAGAAACACTCAATACACCAATGCCATGATTGGTTAGTCCACTGTTGCCACCATCTTGGGATGTTACCTGATTGTTAGCAGCTGCTTCTAGATCTGGCCAATCCATTGGAGTAAATCTAGATGCTGTTCTTAAATTCCAGACAACATCTCCAGAATCACTACCATTATTATCTACACTGCCATCATTTACTGCACTTCCACCATCACCAACTCTAATCTCAAATGGGTGAGTAGAAGCAGTTATGGTGAATGTAACAGTATCTCCTTCTTGAAATACTAGTGGAGGATTGCTTCCACTAACAGATCCATTTCTATCCGTTCCAGTTAAAGTGTAGATACCAGAACCACCAAAACTTACAGCAATGCTATATTCTTCTCTAGTGCCATCAGCAGGATTAATGCTGATGGTGTTTTTCATGTTGGGGTGTGCTGTACACTGATACCAATAAGGATCTACCCTTGAATGAGAATCATCTTCACTTGATAACTTTTGAAAGTCTGGGTGCTGATCATGCAAACCCTGATGAGTAGACCAATCTCCACTACTACCAGATTCTAGAGTGACGATATCAACATTCTTTCCAGTCCATCTGGAAGTATAAGTGCCATCAACAAAATATGCGTCATCGCCATTGGTAGTACCAACTTCTCTACCAATTTTTTGAACTGCGCCGCCAGGATCTGTCGCAACAATATGTTGTGTGTCCAAGTAAAACTGGAGACCAGAATTATCTTCTCCTAGTCCAGATGCTGCTCTATAAGATGAACTCGTGGAAGAAGTAAATCTTTTTGACATACTCTCTTTATCTGGGAGAGTACATGGAAATGACTGTGGAACTTCATCTGCAGAAACAACTCTGGGGTCTGCTACTAGAGTTTCAATAAAATCTCCTTCGACAAGCATGACGAGCAAAGAGGGCATGGATGGAAGCATATTCCACCACTCTGCTTTATTCTCATCAAAACTATCTACAAACGCTTGCTTGTCAGTTCCTTCGACAAGAATGACATCTACTAATACCGCTGAACCGCCCAGTTCCATTTTATGCCTCTAGTTGGAGTACAGTCATTTCAACAGTGATAGATTGTTGTCCTCCAGACTTATTCATAACTGATAGATAAACATTTGTTGATGGAGTTCCATCATCATTAAATCCGATCAAAGCAGGAGTGAAGAGAACATCTTCGTTGTTTCCAGTTGTGATAGCTTCTGCAATTACTCCAGAACCAGGGGTGGGATCTTCAGAAATAGTTCTAGATCCATCTGCTGTTCTTGCTGCAGATGTAGGATAAATTCTTACCCATGCAGGGTGAGAAACATTCAACTTCAGTAGTGCATATGATTTGTATGCCGTGATAACAATACCTTCATCGACATCATTTGCATGAGTAGCACTGGTGGAGTTATTAAAATCTGATCTTGTTCCGAGACTGGTGCCACCGCCTCCACCTCCACCACCGCCGCCAGCGGAGCTAATTACGCCATCGGTGATAGTGACGGTAGAACCATCTACTTTAACGCCACCTAATACAGTTGTACTTGCAGTTGGCAGTAGGTATGAATCAAGGGTTCCACCACTGGATTTCCAGCTGCTACCATTCCAGATCCAAGTTAGACCACCCTCGGTATGTGTAAATGAACCGTCTGTAGCTTGTCCAGCGGTATCTGGGAATAGAATTGCCATTTCTTAAGATCTCTCCGTTTAGTTATTTATTTCAAATTTCTTGAACATATAACTGACATGTTTCAGTGCCAGATCTACTTCCAGATGCAGTCAAAGACTTCAATCTAATTTGATATGTCATGATATCGCCAGTAGTTCCTCCATGACTATCAACAAACTCAAAATACAATGGAGTCACACCAGTGACATTTGGATCTGTTGTAGCGACTGTACAGATTTCTGTCAGTGAGGATCCATCACTTCTTTCGAGAGCAATAAGTCCACTGGTATTGTTAGTACCATTTAGTTTACCAAACAGAATGCTAATTCTAACTCTGGAAAAGGTTGTTACAGTAATACCTGCATTGAATGTTCCATTATCATCAGCGAACACAGTTCCAGAACCACCCAAAGTGAATGATGCATCAACATCACCAACAGCGGTTCTGAATGCTGCAGCTGGGGCATCTGCTACGAGAGGAGGAGATGCATCGACCCATGCTGCTGGGTTTGCTCCATTGTCGTAATAAACTTTTAAGCGACCAGAATCACTCTCCCACCACATATCTCCACTAGTGGCATTTGATGGTGGATTGTCACCTACTTCGACATTGGCACCACCACCTTCGCCCCAATACAGTTGACCATTTCCATCAGTGGTCAGAGATTGACCAGCACTGCCATCAGAAGTTACGAACTTGACGACACCATTAATTTTTCCAGTACCGTCAATATTGAATGTGGTGTTACCACTAGACTTCAGTGTTAAACCACCAGAACCTGGTGCGTGGTTGATTACAATTTCACCATCTTTATCAACAAGCACACCGTAGTCATTTGCCAGTGCAGTAGCAATCGTACCAAACCTAGTATTAGATGGAATAACTATATTGTTTCCAGTTAACGTTAAGTTTGCTGATGCTGTTGCTGTAGTAATCGAATTTGTATTTACTCCACCAACATTAATACTAGAAGCAGTTGTATCTCCTCGTCCAACCACATCATTAAGTGTGGAAGTCTCTGTGTAACTTGTTAGATATCCAACAGCATCGTGATCACCCCATGCATACGCGGTGTCCCAAGATACATTGTTGTAGTTTAGAGGAGTCAGATACTTGGTTGTTTGACCTAGAGATAGAGTAATAGAATCTTGGGGACCAAGATTAGTAATGTTCAGGTTATTGACAAATGTCTGTGTTACTCTCGCGTCAATAGCGGCATTCGCTCTAGTGTCTGTGTAATAAAGATTCGTTCCTTCAAGAACTGAAGATGTGGAAAACTCATTGAATGCTAGATCAATTGTTAGGGATCCATTAGCATCATCATAAGTAACCGCTGTTCCCACGCCACCTTGTAATAGGGCAGCAACCCTATCATCTACCTTCTCGTCAAAGGTAACGTCTAACCCGTTTACATCAGCAGCAAGAGCATTGATCTCCTGTCGCTGCTGGTCAAGGGTATATGTAATTGGTACGTTTCTTAATGGCATGATACCAGACTATTCCTCTATTTTAGTATTTATGAGTGTGCAATAACTTGGATAGCGATCGATCCACTATCAGTGCCACTTCCCCCCGCTAGGACACTAAAAGCTATCTTGTCAGCAGATCTCGTTATTTCTAACTCCGTTGTTCCATTAATATCCATGACATTAGCAATAACATAGTAGTCAGTGGCATTAGTAAATGGACTTGTAAAGTTCAGCTCATAGTTGCCAGCAGATTGCCGTGACACTGTTGCTCCTGCTGTTCCAGTCCACGTAGGAGTTGCACCTAGCGTAATCTCACCAGCCTTGCTAGTTGCAGGTGGTGTATAAGTTGTCGTAGTGCCACTGACAGGATGTGCTGCTGCTGGTGGTGTGAAAGATTGCGTGTTACTACTTTGAGATGATGTATATCTAGCATCTTTTGTAAAACGAATATCGTCAATATATGCATCAACAATACCAACAGTGTTAGTAGATACTTGACTTCCTCCAAATAAAATTGGTTCGGAAGTATTGGACATATTGGTGCCACTATAGGAGGTTCCCTTTGTCCAAGTGATATCTTCTAGACCATTTACATAAAAATGAAGTTGTCCATCAGATTCTTTTACTAAAGCAATATGATTCCAACTTTGTACAAATTTGCTAGCAAAAACCGTGCTACTATCGGTTTGAAAACCTATGGTACTAGTTGTATTAGTAGCTGTATCATGTATGTCAAGTCTCCATCCTATGTTAACACCAACATACGCATAATATAGTTGCCATCCACCACCTGTCGCTCCTGCAGTTTTATTATTACTTCCAGCAAGAGTGCCAGCAGATTTTGATACAATAACATACTTATCATTTACCCCAGTCAGAGAAGCGTTTGGTGCGGAATCTATATTAATCCAAAACTCTAATGTAAATGTGTTAGTGAAATCATAGTCACTTCTGTCGTCATACCTAACACCATTACCAACTGTTTTTAGAACTTTCGCTCCATAATTGGCGGGGGTTCCTACAAGGGTTGAGGCAGCTATACCGCCATAAATTTGAGCAGTGCCAGTGTCACCAAACTTTACGTCGTTAAAATCACTATCGAAAGTGGATCTTAATAGAACCTTATCCCAATCAGTTTCTGCTGGGATAGTAGATGTTTGAGTGCTACCAAGAATAAACTCTTGCCAGTTACTTCCATCATAGAAATGTGGTTTACCACTAATCTGTCTGATCTCACCTTGTGTTGCTGTTGGACCAGATCCTTCATTGACGCCAAACTTGAATCCATTAGCAGTGAATGGGTCGCCACCACCAGCTACGCTGATAACACCATTGCTATCAACAGCGATGGTTGTGCCATCTGGTTGTACAACACCAGTAGAAGATGTGGTTGCGGCACTACCTGCAGTGAATGGAGAACCACCAACTGTGAATGCCGTAGCATCAAGAGTTCCTGTGACTGTTACACCAGTGGAGGTAGTCTGTAATTTTGTACTATTAGAGTGTTGAAGTGTAACTGGTGCAGCATCAATTTCAATTTCACCAGCAGTTAATCTTTCAAATTTAACAATATTTCCAGTGTTGTTATAAATTAATCTTGCGTCATTGTTACTACCAAGATTAATTGCATTCTCATCATACATGTATAGTGAACTATTTCCACTAGCTGCTTTGAATTCAACGTGTGCATTTACATCAACAGCATCATTGAAATCAACAGTACCACCAAAAGTAGCAGTGCTACCAATGTCCAGGGTGCCAGCAAACGTGACATTACCAGCAGCATCGATTTCTGATGTGATTCCAGCAGTTCCTACTTGTCTACCCTTCCAAAGAGCCTGTGCGCTAATGTTAGCAATATAAATCTGTCCACCGTTGCTTACACTAAATCCAGCATTAGTAGATGTCTCGTTGATACCACCACCAGGAAATTCAGCAATAGGATATGTACTAAAACCGTATGGTACATACATTGATCCACCAAAGACAGCTTCAGTAACCATCTGACCAGGAGTTATCTGATCTGCCGTTTTAATAATAAAACTACCTGATGCAGAATGTAACTCGTCATTAACTTCGAGATCTCCTAAAACTGTCGCACCTGTAAGATTAGTTCCAATTTTTTTAGCACCGTCATAGTAAAGTTCGACAGGACCATCTTTGAGAGCTGTGAGATACAGTTCACTAGTATCAGTCTTTGATCTGATCTGCAAAGCATCAGAATCAATGAATGATGTTAGGACACCTACAGATCCATCGTAGTAAATTTTTAGGTCAGCATCATCACCAAAGTTTGCTGCTACATTATCAGAAAAGGTAGGACTGCTATTGAATGTTGCAATGCCGTCAAAGTCTACAGTGCTTTGGAATGTTACATCACTAGAGAATGTTTTACTCCCACCAAATGTTTTCGTGCCCTCGACCGCATTATCGAGATCAGATGCAATTAAGTTAATCTCTTGACGCTGCTGTTCCAGCGTATGCGCCTTTGGTACGTTACGTAGTGTCATTTGATTAACTGCTTAAGGAGGGACTTGATTTCGGACATTTCTTCCTTCAAAGTATTTAGATCATCCTGCACATTTCGGAACTCTTCTGCGAGTCTCTTTTTTGGTTTGGGTGCCGTGTTGATAATGGCACCCGTATTCATGTCTCGGACAAGTCCTTCTTGACCTTCGACTTGCAAATATTCAGATAGTTTCATATTAGAAAGAAGCAACAGTTCTCATGTCCTGAATCTTGGGAACATAAGAAGGATTATCAGACTTCATAACAATCTTAATAGCGAAGGATGAGAAGTCTGGGATATCAGATACTGTGAATGACAATTCTTGATATGCGCTTTGAGATTCATATTGACCAGAAATGCTATTCTGTGCCGTAGCGATTACATCATTGTCAGAAGAACCATCTTCATTGAAGTAGGTCCAACTAATATCATCAAATTTTTGTTGCGATGCTTCTGGTTTTGTCTTATACAGAACTTGGATATTGTTAACATCCGTTGCGTTGACTGTAAGTTTGGTGGACAGAGAAGCAGCAGAACTTGCTAGAGAGATCTCTTTAGTTACATACTTCGCAACAGCAGACGTGTTGACAGATCCATTTTCTGCAACAAAGTCAATGCCATTTCCAAATTCCATCGCCTTGATTTCAGAGAACTTGGATGTCTCGAAAGAAGCACCGTCAAAATCAATTAGATCTCCAACTCTGAATACATCAGATGTTTGTAGACTTGTGGTTGCAGTTCTAGCAAAGTCACTGCCTAATGTGATTTCACTGGTATAGTCACCATTAATAGGTCTCTTATCATTCTCAAGAGTCAGTGTCTTGGTATTGGAATCCCAGAAGATTACTTTTCCACTGACTTTGTTGTCATACTTCTCGGTTCTTGCCGAAGGGTTGAATGCAGTAACGGTTGAACCAACTACGAAGTTTGGAAGTTGATTGAAGATACCATCATTTGTGATTGTAACTGTGATACCGTCTAGTTCACCACCACTGGCAGACTGTGTACTGAAGTATAAAGTTTCGCCCAAAGTAAAGTTTACAGAGTTTTTAATTTTGACAAAGATGTCATTGTCACGAACTCGTAAGACTTCAGATTCTGCACCAGAAGTTACGCCAGTGACATTCTGGTTGATGACGATAGGAACAAGGTTCCCCCCAACTTCATTTCCTTGAATAGTAAATTTGTATACAGGGAATATTTGAATTTTCTGATATCTCTTGCCATATCTATCTTCCTTTCCATAAGAGTTTTCAACTCTGTTGGTAACAGTTTTTGCAGAAGCAGATCTTAAATCAACTACTGGGGAGAGATAGGATTGATCAGACTTTAATGTCATCTTGTACATTAAAGATGCATCCATGTTATTGAGACTTTCGTTGATTGGTGATGCAATCATCTTCTGGTTCAAGAAGTATTGCTCTTCATTCAGGAAAGTTGTTTCATAATCCGTCATGGAATATGAAGTGTAGTTATTAGTGTCAGAGTCAACAGGAATAACATTGGTAGTCTTGACCATGCTGTCGATGGAAGTTCCACTTACCTGTAGATATGGAATCTGTGCATAAAGTTTTTCGTACTTTCTGTTGTAGGATGCAAGAACTGCATCACCACCAAAGAATCCAGTATCTGATGCTCTAGATGGTCCAACGATATTGTAAGAGTCAATGCCTGCATTAGAAACTTGGAATAGGGTGGACTCTAGTTCGATGGCATCATATCCAGCGAAATCAGGCAGTCCTCTGAAGAATACTTTAGAATCTCCACCTTGTTCAAATCCATTGTCTCTATGATATACCTTAATGATACTGCTGTTGTTTTTGAACAGAGGAGAAGTTGCTGTGCTGTTAGCAAGAGCATATGTCTCAAGTGGATCTGATAGTAGTTTTTCGTATCCCAGATCCTCGTTCTTGATAACCAGTTCGCCATTTCTAGAAGTGTCGAATTCTGCTCTGTATAGAGTGAATTTAATATCTTCAAACAGATCTTCTTCCCAGTTAGCAGTATTTTGAGACTTGAATAGAGATCCAAGGAGAGGTTGTGCATTGACAACCAGACCAGAAGAAATATCTTCCTCTCCCAACTTGGAAGACCATAGTTTGTATTCAACAGCATCACACTCAATATTGAGTGCATACTCGGTATCATTCTGTAGATAAACAGGATACTCGAAGTTGAAACGTGTGGGTGTGGTGGATCTGATTCCACCTTCAGGATCGATTGCAACACCCATTCTTACAGCAGGTTCATCGACCTCGATTTCAGACTCGATAACAGCACCGTTATTACCAGCACCAGTTCCTCTGATAACAACAGATGGTGCTTCGGTGTATCCTCTACCAGCAAGACTTACTTCACTGAAGAATAGTTGACCACCAGATACTTTGACAGATCCAGTAGCATTGCTTCCACCAGGTAGTTGTGGACTCTCGATAGTGATGGTTGCACTCTCATATCCAGATCCCAGATTAGTAATATTCAGTTTGGATACGCGACCAGAATCTTTAGCAATCTTCAGACCTACTGTAGCATTGTTAGCATTATTGTATGCAGTAACTGTGCCGATGGTTAGATCTTCATTTGGTAAGAAGTCTCTTCCATTGTGATTACTCAAGATGAACGTATAAGTCTGCTCATTTGTTAGAGAAATCTCACCATTGCTGGAAGGGGTAACTTCAAAGTTGTTTCTATCCAAAACTTTGGTGATAGGTCCTTTAGCAAGACTTCTGTTGCCAGTGATGTCTTCATCCTTCTGAATAGTGATGTTTCCAGAAGAATATACCTTGAGGAAAGTATCTGGATAAAGGGTCTTGATAGAACCAGGAAGGATGTACTTACCAGGTTTGTCTGATTCTACGTTAGAGAGATACACTCTCAATGGAACAGTAGAACTCTTCTCGGAGAAGAACAGGTCAACGCCTGTTGCAAACATACCACCCTCAAAGCTTTCGACTTTGAAAGTCTGTGCCATTGGGTTGGGTCTTTCTTTATTCTCTGTGTTGCTATCAATCTCCTGAACACCTTCATTTGCTTTGAAGATCGCAGGGGTTGTAGAGATAATAGAAGAAGGATTCTCTGGAAGAATACCAGTTGCATAGAACTTAACTTCTGCGAAAGAACTTACTCCATCAACATCAGTGATGGGAGCATCAGACATACTAGAAGTAAATCTAATCGTCTTGATACCAGTAGTAAAGTAAATCTCTTCAGCAGTATCATCATACTGCATGGTGTCGATATTTCCAGTCCAGAAAGAATTTTCTGCTGGTGCATAACCCGATGGAATTAAGATAATGCCACTAGCATTACCATATTCATCTGTAGTAATACTAGTACCAAATGTAGTAGGAGAGTTCGCAGCAATACCAGTAAATCTTGAGTCTGGGTTGATCCATCTAGCGATGTTTCTACCTTCCATGAAGACATGCAGTTTTGTCTTGGGTTTCATACGCCTTACGACATACTTAACAGGAACAGATCTAGCATAGAACTTCAGTGCATTTGATACGTTAGTACCATTGATAGTCTTGTATCCAACACCCTTCGCAATCTCGTTGTTCTGTGGACTGACGTTAGATGAAGATGAAATGGATGCACTGCTTACAGTAGACTCTGCAGATCTTCCATTGTTTTCTGCAAAACTCTTCAGGTTGTAGAAGGTCTTGTTCACACCAACCCAGTTGATTACAAAAGAGTTGTAGATACTGGAGAATGCTACTCTTGCATCTTGCTTTGCCAAGAAGACCGAGAACAAATTAGTATTGTTTTCAGTAACCAGAGGTGCTACAAAACTGTTATACCATTGATCAATATTTGGATCTAATGCAGCATCACCAACATATTGTAGAACAACGAATGGGTTTGGATTTACTGTCTTTGTTGCAAATACATTACTTGCGTATTCAACACTCGTGAATGGCAGTGTGATCACACCATTAGAATTTGTGTAACCAGAAATAACTCTTTGATCGTCTCTTGTATTGACTTCTTTGAGTGCAAAACTGTCTTCTTTGGATTGTGGTCTCAATACAGACTGCTGTGCATCAATGGAACATAGATGATCAATAGACTTGACATTACCAACATTATGAGTTTCGTAGTTGTCTACAAGGAATCCACTCTTGGATCTATCAATACCAAGAGAATCCTTGACTTGCATGTTAAGTGCTTGCTGCTCAAGAACACTCAATGTAGTGTAATACTCAAGACGTTCAATACGCTTCTCTAGTTTACCGATGTCACGCATCGTGTAACGACGGTTGTCAACAGGAGTAATTCTTACATCCTTGCTAGACTTCGTGAAAGCAGGGATGAACATATAGTAAAGAGGAATGCCATCCTCAATGATCTCTGGTTTGCTTGGGTTCAGAGATGCATTTCCTTTCTTGACAATGAACTCACCTTTCTTATTGAGGAAGACGCCATCAATTCTGTCAAGATACTGTGACTCACTGAAAGAGATGGTATAAGGAATATTTCTAGCAGAAGATGGTGTACTGGAAACAGAACCACCAGGTCCAATGAAGTTGATGTACTCCGACTGTGACAGTAGTGATGTGTCCTGATAACCAGGAATAATTGCAGTAGAATCTACTTTTGGTCTGAAGTCAATAACGTTCTTAAGACTTACATTACCATGAACGTTGGAGTTGAAATCAGGAATCTCATCTAGGACTACACCTGCTTCATGAATGTAGGAATCAACCGTGCAGAAATCACCTTGAGAATGCTCAAAGTAATCGAAAGCAACAACTAGTTGACCTGTGGGTGGATCGAATCCAGGTTTCAGAACGATTCTGGACACGTCATAGAATGTATCCCTTTGTCCATCATCAAAAGTAAATCTGTTAGTAAGATCTGTACCAACAACTAGATTACCATTGACATCAACCGTTGGTGGGGCAGAAGATGATCCTTCATAGATGTATCTAATACGGAATGCATCTGAATAGGAGAATACTTCACTGCTATCGCTATCGTAGTCCAAACCGCGAAGAGGTAGAACCTGATCACCAGGAGATTGGACGATAACTCTCTTATTCTTAATTGCTGTCTTGAGTTTTGGTCTACCCTTGGAAACTTCAATGGTAGCAGTCAACTTCAGTTTGGGGAAGTTGGTTACATTGTTACCAAAGTAATTGCCAGGGAAAGTCAGAGTGATACTACCCGAAGACAAACCAGAGGTAGCATCTGTAGTATTCAGAATGCTGACAAACTCGGGAGAAACGTAAATAACATCGCCAGTTTCTACTAGGTCAGAACCACCTTTGTCTAGGACAGTGATGAGGAAGTCTCTTTCTGTAAATTGAGTAAATCTCTGTGTACCAAAGTCTAATTGTGCAGCGAAAGTAACGTTACCACCGTTATCACTACCAGTAGTTACAAAGTCTCTTCTGATATAGTATGTGATCTTCGTGTTTTCTGTGGAAGAAACAAGACTGCCGACTTCTTTACTTCCCGTTGGGAAAATCAACGTAGAAGTAGATCCATTTAATACCTTTCCTCTCTGTCTGATGACAGTTTTAGCAGTCATCGAATCTGGTAGAGCACCATTCAAATAAACTCTAGACTTATCAGTTCCTCTAGGTTGGGTAACCTGTGAAACGGAGAACTTGTTTAATCTTCCAGTGTCATCATTAAATTGAACAATGTCTCCCTGTTGGAGAACTAAAGATGCATCGGAATTGAATCCATTACATTCGATAAATCTGTAACCTTTTGTACCAGAGAAAGTATTCTCGGTTACATCTCTCGTATCACCAAGAGAGTCATCTCCAGTTTCGATATCAGCGGAGAATTTGTTGTTAGAACCAAAAGTCGAATACAAAGACTTGACGTTCTGTGAGTTGTAAGTAAGAACACTATCTCTGAACAGAACAGGAGCAATATTTACAGCGATAGTGCTTGAACCAAGAACCTCACAGACAGGAGGTGCAGCAAATTCTGTTTGCAATGCATCTCTGTTCTTAATTGTAACTTTGTAAACAGTACCACCATCAATGCCAACTTCTACGTCAGCACTTTCAAAGATAGTTCCATTGATATTGATTTTTGATCCTGCAGTGTAACCAGTTCCTTGACGTTGTACAACGAAGTGAGAAATAGTATTGTTCTTTGGAATACGTAATGTAGATCCTTCTTCGCTGGTGATTGTTTCACCAGGAATGAAGTTGCCATACAGAGTTTTTACATACAAACTCCTTCCCAGAGACATATATCCATTGGAAGCACCCTCTATGACCCCATAAGCGCCGCTTTGGGCACCTATGATGTATTTGCCAGGAGAGAAGTCAGGAGTGACTGGAGAGTCTACTAGGAGTCTTGTGAAGAAGACAGGGTTGAAGTATGAAAGGTTGAAGTTGCCGCTGTAAGTATCTCTACCATCAGCAAGTTTTCCACGAGAGATAACAATGTCAGTGTCTTGATTAAATCCGTCTGGTCTCTTTGTTAAAGAAAAGTCTTTAGGTTTTGCAATACCAACAACAGGAACAATGCTCTCTGTATAGTCTACAATGTATCCAATGTTATTAACTTCCTGTTGGACGTTAGCAAGACTGGTGTAAAGAAGTCTTCTTCTGATTGATACATCATCGTCATATTCAAGGAACATGTTGTCCAGTAGATCCTTTCTACCTTGAACAGTCAATTGAAGGAATTGTGCATTCAAATCACCAATTTCTGGTCTGGTGACCTTTGCAAATGACAAGCACTTAACTGTATTTGTTGTTGCAACACCACCAGTAGAAGATCTAGTCTGAACAAAGTACAAAGTTCTCAAATCTAGTTTTCCAGCACCAGGAGAATCGGAAATACTAGTGTCGTCAATAAGACCTAGATCAGCAGCTGCCTGAATCCAGATAGTCTTAATGGCATCATCTTTGTCAAATCCTTGTCCTCTTCTAGAAATAGTCTGTCTGTATTCAGCAACTTCCTCTAGATTGTTGAGACCAACAGTTCCATCATTATGTACTGCATTCAGGAAAATAGTTGGGTATGCAGTAAGATCTGCTCCCTCTGCATTCAGTGGGAGTGTGTTGTATACATTGGTTAGTGTAAATGTCGAAAGTCCATTAGACTTGATCGATACATTGTCTCTAGATAGGGTTTCTCTTGCCTTATCAACTTCTAGATACTTGGTTTCTTTGTTTACAATCTCGAAACCACGGACATATGCTCTACCAGCACCAACGGTAGCAACTAGTTTATCCGCAGCATCAGCTGCAGAAATGCCATTGGGTCCTACAGTGCCATCACGACCAGCGGTGTATAGACCAAAGTTTCCATCTCTCTGATAGAACTCTCTAATGTCAACGTCAAAACTATCTACTACGTAGTCTCCAGACTCATCGTAGGTTCTTCGTGCAAGAGTATTCTCAAGCGTATTATATGCTGCTTGCTTGACTTGCTTCTGGATAACTCCATTCTTGATAGACAGGAGTTGAATAAAATTCTTATCAGGAGTCTCTTCAAATTGATACTTGACTAGAGATAGTGAAATCTGTAATCTATGTGCTCCAGGTGCAGCATAGTTAGAAGATCCAAACGCATTGTCATACAAAGAGGGTTCATCCTCTGGTGTGACTAGAGTTTCATCAATTTTGAATCCAACTTTTACAGAAGGATTGTCACTGTAACCATCAACAACGATTAGACCAGAATCATTTCTTACAAAGAAACCATTGACAAAATATACACCTTCTTCTACTTGAACAGCAGAACCAAATCCCATTGCACCACTGTCTACAAATGTAGTCTCACTGGTATCAGGATTTAAGACTGCAACGCTAGTAGGTAGAACGCTGCCGTCAGTGCCAACAACGAGTAGAGGGCTATTAATGCCATCGATAACTTCGAGCGTTTCTCCTTGGCGGAACCTTTCTTCATCTCCACTGTCACCTGCCGTCAAATATTTTACATATAGTGTATCAGAGTTATTCTCTGTTGCTTTTACAACAGTCTGAACAATCGCAATGACACCAGAAGATAGTCCGTTGATCTTTTGACCAATCAGACCATCGATGTCATACTTTTGATATACCAATTCGCCGTCTACGTTGACAGCAACTTCAGAAACAGACGATAGTTTTACAAAGTCAAGTTTTTTATTCAGACCAACTTCACCAGGGACAACTAGGTCGCC